CATGGCCCGTCCGTTCTGTTCCCATGACGTGCGGGCGCCGTATTCACCAATTGCCCCCAAAGACCGATCCCGGTACGCCCCGAACGTGTTGCCCTTGTCCCGGCTGATGGCCATCGAGAGCAGCGGGCTTGACCCCTGACCGCTCACAAGGCCGATGCCCTTTGTGCCCTCAACACGGACTTGGCCAAGCGGCTGGTTGCCCATGTTCACCGGCAAGTGCGCCGAGAAGTACCGCACGATTTCCGTGCCAAACGTCGAGGCATCCGCCATCCGGTCAGACTTGTAGGACCGGCTCAGCTCTACCAGCGTCCTGCCTTCCGGTGCTGCAAACTGCTGGCCGTCCACAGTGACCTGAAACACCCATTCCCAAGTGTCTGACCCGTAGGTCTGGCGAAGGTGCCAAGCGCCGGTTGCAACATCGAGCGCGATGCACTTTTGAGGGGTCCAGATTAGGTAAAACTTGTGCGCCTCGGTCTCGATTGCGCTGCACACGATGTCGGATCGATCGACAGTGGCCAGATACCGGCTCACCCACGGGTCATTGGCGTTCAATAGCTGAGGCGTCAGGCCGTTAAGTCGGTACACGCTCAGGTCATCCCCGATAAAGAACAGCGTGTTGTCCAGCTTGACAATGCTGTCACGGCAAGCCGCGCCACGGTCGATTTCCTGCCCCACGATAGGGCTGAACGGATCGTCATTGTCGCCCGTCTCGATCCACGGCTGTATCGTCTGCGTACCGAACACCATCAACGTGTTGGAAATCACCGCAAGGCCCACGATCCCGTCAGGGGCGTATTCTGCGGTGTAATAGCTCAGCGTGGTCGTCGTGTTGAACTGGAGCGTTGTGGAGAACGCAAACCGCGATCCATAGCTCGCAAGGAGCCGCTGGCCCATTGTGGCAATCGACGTGTAAGCCGTCTCGCCTGCGTCACTCAGCAAGGTTGCCCAGTCCGCGTCCGACAGCGCCGCAACACTGGCGCCGCCGGACTGGAAGAGGCTGCCTCCGCTAAGGAATCCCGCCTGGACTTCCCCGAAGACTGCCTTGACCCTGTCCGTTCCCGTCAGAGACCCGGTCAGGGCGCTCCATGTGTTAGCACTCACATCATAGAGCCGAACCGTCGTCCCATCAGGCACAACGACGTCACCACCTGCAAACCCATCTGCCTGAAACAGCCCGCGCACATTTGTGGTCAAGACCGTCCCGTTATCCACGATCCGGCTGCCCGGCGTGTTGACGTGACGCACTGGCCTTTGCGGATCGCCCCCGTTCGGTTCAACGTAATAGTTGATGACGAACTTCCGCGCATCCCCGTAGCCATCGGGCTCGAAATGCGAGGATGCAATCGCGGCTTCGGGCATTACTGCGGCTCCAGCGCCTCTCTAAGGGCTGCATCGGCCTCTGTGCCGTTGGCGCAATCCTTGCCAGTCAATTCCTTGGCCAGCTTGACGCGCTGCTTCCAGTGCATCTTCTCCCAGCCGTCCGGCAACATCCCCTCACCCACCACCGGGATTTTCAGCTCGTCAAACGCGGCGGGCTCCGGAGAAGCCGGGTAGTCTTCCGGCGCCGGATCAAGCACCGGCTCAACATCCAGGCGCTCAAACCCGTCAAGGCGAATAGCCTTTGCAATCAGGTCCGGGTCATTGGTCTCCACGCTCGCGCCGCGCGGGAAACTGAACCCCCACAATTCACGTACGTCATGCGGCCCATTGTATCGAAGGATTGCCATGTCTCACCTCAAAAGTAATTCTGCGGAACGGTCTGGTGGTCCTGCTGCATCGCGATCACCTCGCGGATGCGCCTCATCCCGAGTTCCCGCATCTGCTCGCACTCACCGACGCTCATGTCAGGCACAAACCTGCGCCCCACATTCCCGGCTACCATGAGGGTCAGCCCCCTCATCACCGCTTCGGGAATGTCCGTCAGTTCCCAATACGCAATGCGCCGTTCCTGCAATTCCGCATGAACCTCGGCAATGCCTTCATCCACGGTTGCGTCATCGGTTGCATTCGGCGTTGCCCCGCCTTCAAGGACGTAGAGTTCCTTCAGTACACGAGCGACAAGGTCAGCCTGCGTTGCCATCAGCCATCTCCATCGCCTGCATGATGTCTGCAAGGCTCAGCGTGTGCTCCACAAGGCCTTCAAAATGGGACAGCCTCACGTCAGGATCGCACCAGCATTCATAGTCGAGCTTCTTGGCCTGGTTGCAGAAGTAATAGTCCTCGCCAACGTCATAGCCTTCAGCGTCCACGTCGAACCAGAACCATTTACGCATGGTCAGATCACCATGCGCGCCGTCACGGGTCTTGTACTCGGGAGCAAGGCCAGAGGCAGCAAGGTCAGTGAACACCGACCCACGCACTAGCAGAAACCCCGTACCCACACGGTTTGCCTTGATGAGGCCATCCGGCCCACGCTTCAGCTCGCCGTCAAACATCATTGCGCCGGGCTCACCCCATTTGTGCGTCCGCTTTTGTGCGGCGCCCGCAATGATGTCCTTGTCATGCGCGATCAGCCGGAACACGTCTTCCGCCTTGAACGCAATGTCATCATCGACCCAGAGCACCCAGTCCGCCCCGAAATCCACCGCGCATTGCGTTAATGCGTTGCGGTTCTTGCAGAGGACCGATGAGCCCTTGTTGTAGAACCTGCGGAATGCAATGCCCCGCTTGAGGCATTGCACTCTCAGGTCCGCAATCGCCTCGCCATGCTCAATATGTACCTGCCCCGTAAGGCTGGGCGTAAGCACGGCAAGGCGGAGAGGACGGTCTGTCATCACGCTGCCGGGATGTAGCCGATATAGACATGGCCCACACCGGCAGTTGCCGTGGTGCCCGTCGAAGCGGCCTCACAGGTGATCGTCACTTCAGACGCGCTGTACAGGTCGTTCGACGTGGCCAGTTCGTCCCAGACGATATTGCCAATCGTGCGGAGCGAAAGGTCCGTTGCGAACCCGTCGCCATCGCCAGACGTGCCAATGTCCAGAACATCCGACGTGCCGGAGTTCCATGCCGTCGAGACGACAACACCGGCAGACACGACAATTGCCCCCGCCGGAAGAACGCCAACCGTCTGAACGCCCGTGTTGGCAAACGTCAGGTCCTTGCGGAGGTAGTGGATTTGGTTTGTGTGATACACACGAGCTTGAGAGCCCATAGCTTAGTCTCCTTCAGTGTTCGGATCAGGTTGCGGCGAAGAAGCCGGTGATCATGCCGTGGTCGATGCCGTTGTAACGCAGCTTTTCTGCGCTCCAGAGGCTTTCGACGCCGACGCCCTTGACGAACCCAAAGTCGTCTTCCTTGCGCTGCGTGGCACGGGTCGTCTGACCCCACGCAATGCCAAGCGCCTGCGCGCCTGTGAAGTAGACCGGGTACACACGGGCCGAGCTGTTGCCGATAAGGCCAACGTTGCCGATCTCGGGGATTTCCCGGACCACAACGCCGTCAACGATCAGGTCACCGTCCTGGAAGATCGGATTGCTTTCCGGGTCACGCGGGCGGCCATCAAGGTTGATGGTACGCATGTCGAGCTTGAGGTCAGCAAACGTCTCGGGGCCAGCAAAGCACACGAAGAACTCGCGGCCCTGCGTGCCAGTGCGGATCGGGCGGATCGACGGCAGGTCAATCGCGTCACCTTTCTGGATGCGGAACCGGCGCTTGGCCATGCGCTTCAGGAGGGCCAGCGACGTCACCGAGAACTTGTCGTTCGTGGTGTCAACGTTACCGGCGCCCGTGGCGAACGTGGCGTTGTAGTTGGCCTCAGCGTTGCCGAACAGGATGCGGTACTGGTTAGCAGCCGTCCATGTGTTCTTCTGCGCCGTGGTTGCCTCGGAGAAGAAGACTTCTTTCGAGTGGCCGGGGGCATCGGTGTAGGAGCTGGAAGCCTCAACAACAGACGAGAGAGCATTGATGATGCTATCCCGCATGTCGTCCATGTCGCGGACCTTGAGCATGTCACGCGAGGCGTTCAGGAGGTCGATGACCGAGTTCTGCTCATCGGACTTCTTGATGGCGACCGCATAACGGTGCCAGTAGGGCTTGAGGTCGTACGAGTAGTTGCCGAGGCTTTCCTCGTTACCAACCAGCGTGCCAGTACCAACGTTGGAGCCGGTCAGCGCCGAGACGAGCGGAACGGTGATAACCTGTCCGCCCTGAATGAGCTGCTTCTTGACCACGAACGGGGAGTTCGTGCCCGAGCCCATGTAGGGATTGAACCCACTCTCGCGGACGTATTCCGCAAAGTAGTCTGTCTCCCATTTCTTGAGAATGTTGCCCGTTGCCGGGGTCGTATAGGCCATAGCCTTGTCCTTTCAGGGGTTGTTAGCGTTTGAAAAGGACGTCGAAGCCGTCTGCGGGCTCACCGGTTGCATCTGAAGTGCGGGGCTTGCCTGTGCCTGCCAATGATGGCGGGACGTTTGGCCTTCCCTGCGTCTGGACCTGCGGTTGCCCGCCTTGCATGGCTTGAAGACGCTGTTCAATGAGGGCCTCAAGTGACCCCGCCTCGTTCAACATCTGCAATTGCTGTTCGCGCTTGTACCATTTCACCAGCTCGCCCATCGGGTGAGGATGCTGAAGAAGCGTGTAGCTGTAGGCCGAAGTCGCCGGGTCATTCCGGCAGGCCTCGTCAAAGGCTGACCATGCTTCACGAACGGTTGCCTCGTCATGCTGCTGGCTTGCCATGAACATGCTCATCTGCATCTTCTGGGCGTGCAGCGTCTGTTCGAGGTAAGAACGCGGGTCCTGTTCAAATGCGACCTGTGGCCCGGTAAACTCCGGCGCCTTGGGTTGCGTTTGGGTTGCCTGTCCCTGAGAGCGTTTTAGCTCCTGGAGTTCCTTGCGTAGGGCTTTGACAACCGAAAGAGGGACTTGGGCACCTTCTTCATCATCCGACGGCGGCTCGGTGATCTGCTGCATTCCGGCAGCTTCTTTTGCGCCCGTTTCGGCTTGCGTTGCTTTTTCGGCTGCTTCCTTCCGCACGAACTTCCCATCGGGTCCGCGCAGTGATCCGCTTCCAGCGGGCTCCACGTTTTCCCGGGGTTGTTGAACGGGTTCAAGGGCAGCATCCTGCTCGGCAAACTCGTCAAGAAAGTCCTTTTCTCCACTCATCATCATCTCCAAACGCCCGTAACAGCGGCGGCCTGAATCGCCCGAGTACGCCCGGCGGCGGCGCTATCGGCCTTGCGGCCCATGTCTGGTGAACTCAGCCTTTCGGCGGCGCCTTGGGCGCTGGCGGCGGACGGTTGGCGTCCTCTACCGCTTTGTAAGCACTGGCCTGCGCCTGCGTGGCCTGAGCGGCCTTCAGGGCAATGCCTGCGTCTGTGTCGCGTATCGTGGCCTGCGCCAGCGCATCGTCTCTGTCAGCCTTGCGGGCGAGGTCCTGAGCGCGTGCCATGTCCAGCGGGTTGATAGCTTCCGGCTTGGGCATCTGCGCCTTCTGCAATTCGGCCTGTGCCTGCTGAAGCTGCTTCTGCATTTCCTGCAATTGCTGCTGGGCTTGCTGGAGCTGCATTCCTGCGTCCAGCTTCTCGGCAAGCTGCTTCTTGTTGCGGAGCTGGCTGGCCTCGATCAGCACATCCGGCGGGATCGGAACCCCGGCCTGTACCATCGCGGTCAGTTGCTCGAACTGCTCATGCTGCAGCGTGATCATGTCCGGAGCGGCTTCAATGATGATGTCCACATCCATTTCAGCGAGCGCGTTTTGCACAGGGGGCTGCATCGGAGGCATACCCATCGGCATGGGCATCACATTGCCCATCTGGGGCGGCATCTGGGGCATCTGCGGCGGCATCTGACCCGGCATCCCCATCCCCGGCACACCGCCCATCGGAGGGGCTTGCGCCGGCATTGGCTGGCCCGGTTGCATTTGGCCCGGCATCATCGGCTGGTTGACCGGCGTGAACCGTGCGCCTTCCGGTGCCTCGTCATCCGAGATCCGCAGGAACATGGGCTCGGTCCAGAACTGCTTCGCCCTAGCCCAGAATGCGCGGTAGACACGCAGCTTCCAGTCATTGTGCGTGTCGTAGAGCGTGTTTTCTTCAGCGAGGCCCGCGTTCTGCTGGGCAAGGATGGCCCGGCCTGACTGGTTCTCAACGCCGCGCCCTTGAAGTCCAGCGTTCGGACCCTGCGCGTCAATCTCGTTTTTCGCGTCCTGAAGCAGCTCGAAGTTCTGTGAAACCTCGGCCTGGCTTTCAATGAACCCCCAATCCGTACCATATTCCCCGTTCGCAATCAGGTGCGCGTCAGCCCGTGCTACTTCTTCCTTCGGGTTCGTGTCCGGCGGGAAGACGCCAGCCTTGGACCAGATGCGGCGGTTCTTAATCAGGAACAGCGACATCGACCGGCGATAGTTCATCTCGGACTGAGGCCCGATCATGTCGCGCACAACGCCGTACCGCTCGTTCTCGCGGGTCACATAAGCAGACGCTGCAATGATGGGGCATGTGGGCACGCCTTTGTCATCGACGTACTTGCTCTCGCCTTCGTCCAGCACACCGCCGCCAGAGAAATACGCATAGTTCCAGACGCCATCAGGAGCGCGCCAGTAGATACACGCCACACGGACCCGCTGCCGGTCTTCATCACCCCAGCGGAACCGGGGCTTGTCGTCATAGCCTTCGTCCGTCGTGTCGCCCGTCAGCGAGCCTTTGAGCGCGGCCTCAGCGTCCGGGTTGTCCGGGAACAGCGCCAGCGCGTCTTCAAGGTCGTACCAGTTGTGATACCCCAGATACCGGGCGTCGGAGAAGTCAGCACGGCGCGAGCGCGGGTCATAGAAGAACTGGTCAAAGTCGATTTCCTTGCCGACAATGCCAAACGCGCCTTCGCCTTTCTCGTAACAGATGTCGATGGCCGCTATGCCTTCAATGGCGAGGCACTTGAACGAGGACGAGGCGATCTTGTCAAAGCGGATCGTGTTCTCGATGTAGTCAAGGACGTCCGTGGCAACCTGGGCCTGTTCCTCGTTCCCCGGCTTGCGGGCAAAGGCTTTCGGATCAGAGCGCGCCTTCTGCTCGATACCGCACAGGAAGTTCACCTTTCGCTTGATGCGGTTCATGGTGACAATCGGCTGGCCGCGCCGCATCAGGATTTGCTTTTCGCGCTCGTCCCATTGCGTGTCATTGTAGTTGTCGTACCAGTCGCGGTCACGGTGAGACAGCTTGCGCGCCTCGTTGTGCGCGTCCTCGGCTTGGCGCACCCACTTCTTGTAGGTCGCAATGTCCTTCCCGGCGAACTCGCTGTTCACCGGATCAGGCCCGCCGTATTTCTCTGTCTGAGGCTTGCCCGCAATCATACCCGCCAACTATCCCCGTCTGGCGCCTTGGCGCGGTAATCGCTGAACGCTTGCGGCTTGGGCTGGGCGAGCGGCACAATGGCCGGGTGCGCCATGTCCAGCGCAAGGCCCATCATCGAGCACACGTCTACAGCGTCGTCATGCTTACCGGCTGGGAAGGCTAACAACTGTTTCAACACGCGCTCTCCCCTCTCATCGTCCAGTAATGAAACCTCGCCCATTGCAGCCCGGCTCTGGAACGCACGGGCACGGGTCGCCTTGTCGTGAATGCTTGGCAGCCATTCCATGCGGCAGCGCGTCGATGTCTCGGTCATGCGGCGTTTCAGCATCGGCTCGATTGCTTTCTGGATCACACCGGCTTCGCCAAACGCACAGATGGGCTTCCACTTGCGGATCATGTGCAGCTTCTGTTCGATCCACTCGTCCGAAGCGGTCTGGCCATGCCACCAGTCAAGCTGGAAGATGCGGCCAGTGCCATCTACGCCCCAGATGGCGTGTTCGGTGTAATCGCCGTCACCCTCGGTCACCGCGTAGTCGCTGGTCATGTAAACGTGGCAGCGCTCAGGCGGGTTTTCGTGGCGTTTGAACCAGGCTTTCAGGAAGAACGTACCGTCGTCGGGCGCTGGCTCTTGCTGATACAGTGAAGCCCAGTCACGCGGGCCAATCGCTGCCTTGATCTTTTGCAGGCGGTTCAGCGGGTACTTCTGAGGCCACAGCGCTTCGCCGTTGCTCATGATTGCGGGCAGGATCAGCTTTTCCCATTGATCGCCGCCTTTGGCTTCGGCTTCCAGCAAGCGGCCTGACAGGTCGTCTTCATGCCAGCGGGTTTGAATGACCACCACGGCGCCTTCAAACGGCTCGGCCTGCCCTGTCTCTACCTGTGCCTCAAAGTCCCGCCAGATGTCGTCGTCTTCAAGTTCTTCTTCAGTCAGGTCGCCTTCCAAGCGGGTGTAGGCTGTCGAAGTGTACCAGCGATACACCTTCTCCCGCATTGTCTCGCTTTCGGCTTCCTCGCGGTCCTTGAACGGGTCATCAATCAACAGAACGTCAGCGCCGCGCCCCGTAACCGCTGTGCCCACACCTGCCGACACATACGATCCGCCAGTGTTGAGCCGCCACCTGTTTGCCGCCTGGCTGTCCTTTGCCAGCCCAACACCATCAAACACGTTGCTGAAATGGTTCTTCCTGACCACTTCGCGCACCTTGTAACCAAAGTCTCCGGCTAGGTCGCTGTTATAGCTTGCGGCGATAATTGACCGCGTGGGGTTGCGCCCAAGGAACCAAGCCGGAAAGCGGATCGATGCCAGCTCGCTCTTTCCGTGGCGCGGCGGCATGAAGATCATGAGCCGCTTGATTTCGCCGCGCTCTACCGCTTCCAGCTTCTCAGCAATCAGCCTGTGATGCGGCGCCGGGCGATAGTCGCGGTACGTGTAGCGCGTGAAGTCAATTAAGCTGTCCTTGGCCAATTCCCGGCGCAGCAGTTCCTTCGCGGCTTCCTCTGGCGATACGGTAAAGTTCATCACGGGTCAGGTCACTCGTATCCTCTACGGTGCGGTTCGTGCGGTCAGACTTCTCAACGCGGAATCCGGTCAGAATGCCCAGTTCTTTGAGGGAGCCGTTTGCAGCGGCGTACTGGCCAGCGGCTTGCGCTTCGATCAGCAATTCCTTGGCTTTGTCCTGAAGCCATTTCAGCGTGACTTCGGCTTCACCCGCTACGGACTGGCGAAGCTCTTGCACCCTGTTAGCAATGTTAACATTAGCAAACAGGCGGCTTGCAGCGGCTTTGGCCACGATAGCATCCTTGGCTTTGTAGCCTGCTTCCATGTAGGCGTCGGTCTGGTTCTTGCCCTGCGCTATGAGCTGGCAGAAGCGCTCTTGCTGCTGTGTGAGGCTCATTTGCTATCTCGCGTAGTGTAGAGGCGTCAATTCGTCTGCCTCAAACCAAAAACCCGCAACTTAGGCGCGGATGCGGAGCCCATAATCGTCCTTCACCGGATACCCAGACACCTCCAGCAGGATCAGCAACTCCTTGGTGCGCCCGCCTGCTGTGGTGATACGGTGTTCCAGCCAACCAGAGATGCTTCCAGAGAGGCGGAACGTTGCCGTTGTGGTCGTGTTGCTGGCATTGGATATGCTGAGGCCGGTGACGACGTTAGAGACGCTTGCAATGGTGTCAGAGCCAAGCCAGCCGGACCAGTTGACGCTGTAGTCTAGCGTCTCGTTCTCGTCCTGTGTGGCAACAATGGCGTTCCCGCGAGGCTTGAGGCCGCGCATGATTGTTTTCGCCTGTTGCAACACTTTGATGTAGCGGTCGGTCATTCACCCCTCCGGCCAAGCCTGGCTGGCGATTGCGATGAACAGGCCAAGCCCGAGGCAGAACAGGATGGCGGCTGCGAACAGCATCAGGCGTTACGCTTCGCGGCCTTGTAGCCGTAGAACGCTGCGCCAGCGAAGATCACGAAGCCAACGAGGGCGACGAACTCGGACGGCAGGGCCTTTGTGACAGCGCCGTCAAGGGCGATGTTGTCCACCAGGAACGCAAGGGCGAGGCCAGCGAGGGCGTTGCCGATCGTGGGGAGGTCAATGTTCTTCATGGGTCAGCCCTTTCGTGGGGTTAGTCAGCTTCGGCATAAGCGCCGTTAGCGCGGGGGGTGGAGAACTCGTCGCTGGACGGGTGATCTGCCCACGGGTCGAGGTACTGCGACACGTCAGGCTTTTCCGGCTCAAACATGTCGTCGTCAGCCTCGCCGCTGAAATACGTGACAAGCGCGTCTTTGGCGGCTTCAACGGCATCGTCCATGCTTTCAAGGGCGGCAACGGCGCCTTCACGCTTGGCAGCGAGGGCTTCAAGGTCAGCGTCAATCTGGGCAAGGTCAGACGTGAGCGACTGATAGCGCTCGCCTTCACGGGCTTGCTGCGCCTCATACGCCTGCCGTACCAGTTCGGTGTAGCGGTCTGTCATGGGGTTCTCCTGTCAGCGCGGGAGAGAGCCGGGTTGCCCGGCTTGGGGTCAGGGGAGCATCTGGGGTGGTCCGGGGCCCGGCTCACTGTCGCGCTGTGTTTCAAGCAATGCTTTGCACTGGATGGCGCCGCAGTTGGCTCGCCATCTAGCGTAACGTGCGCGGCTCGGCCCTAAGGCTGCGTGCGGAACCACGTTAGGCGCCTCAGGATTGTAGCGGTTCGTCTTTGTTGTCAACCGGGGCGGCCGTGGTTGGGATGATACCCATAAGTGACCTCAGCGGCCTTTCGAGCGCTGACCGCATCCGCAAAGTTCTTAAAGCAGCCAAGGTGAACTGCTCGGCCACAGTGCTTGATTGATGCGATCCACACTTGCAGGTTTCTGTTGAAGTGCACGCCGGTAACGCCGCTCGTGTTGCGCAAAGAGCGCTTTTGGTTTTTGCAATTCTCGCCAAAATCAACCGCCCGCAAGTTTGCAATCCGATTGTCCATGCGGTCGCCGTTCAAATGGTCAATCTCTGCAGCAGGCCATTTTCCATGATGCAAAGCCCATGCAATCCTATGGCCAAGTAAGTTATGACCAACAACCTTTCCGCCAGCGTAGCCCCGGTTGTCCGGCTTATGAAAACAACGGTTGCCTGCGTATCTTGTGTTCCAGACAACATGGCTACGGTTTGTCGCAAACCATTCCCGAGAGCGCTCTCGCCAAAACATTTCACCGGTTTCTGAATCGTAACGAATAAGCTTGCGCAAGTCTTCCGGCGCAATTAGCGATTTGTCAGCCATGATAACCTCCTAACAGGTTGATTGGTCAGAGCGTGTCAGCCTGCTACAACAAGCTGACACGCTCGATTATCGCACTATGCCGCAACCGTTTCAACCATTTCCAAGGGTACGCGAACGGTGTCGCGGCCCAGCATAGCAATGCGTAAAATCAAGGTGTGGCCATCAACGGAAATGACCGGCGCCTCTACCTGCTCGCACGCAAAAACAAATCGCACCTTATCGCCTATTTTGACAGGCGGAGGCACGGGGCGGTTCTTAAATCGCGGTATCTGAGTGTCGTGGAAAAGGCCAGATGGAGGGTTTGAAAGCCATTCAACTTCTTTTGCAGGTATCGGCCTGACCTTGCCTGCAAACTTCACCGGCTGACCGACATGCCGCATCTTTGAACATTTCCACACATCGGCATCGTGAGCAAACACGTATCCTGCCAACGCTATCACAGGCTTGGGCTTAAAACTGGCGGGCCCCTTGGCGCGGTGACGGTGCTGGCGCCTGCGGTCCATCATCATCAGGCAGAAAGCGTCATATCCCGCCTCACGAAGCTCGGCAGCGGCTTTTAGCGGGTGGGCTGCGGTGAAGGCGTACAGCATTAGCGTTGACCCCGTGTCTTTGGGCGGTTCAGTTCCCGGCCCTGTTGTTCAGCAGTTTGAATCTGGGCAAAGCGGCGCGGTTGGCGTTCTCCACAGCGGGAACACCACGTGCGGCCAAATTCGTCGGTTTCATCGTAGCGGTGCCAGTTGAACTGGCAGCGGAAGCTGTGCGGCCTCATAGGCGCCCCACAACGAGATAAAGCAGGTCTTCCCGCTGCCGGTCATCAGCGAACGTAAACTCGCCTTCAGCGTTTATCGCGCCTAATTGGCCGTTTGCGTTCCAGAGATCGACGTTGCTTCCTTCGTATTGCCCGACAAACGGGAACGCGCCTTCGGCGTTGTCCGCCAAAATGCGAACCGCGTTGCCGTGCGTGGTGATCCACAATTGACCGACTTTTATTTCTGGTTTGTCGATCATTCCGCACCTGCCCAGACGACGACGCCGATGAGTTGGAGGAGGAGGATGAGGGTCATTGCTTGTCCACCAGCTTGATGTTGAAAACCTCGGACAGGGCTTCCGGCGTGGCCAGCTCCCAGCTTTCGTCGCAGTCCCAGCCAGCAGTTCGGTGCGGCTGGTCTGTGTTGGTGCCGGGCTCGCCCGCCCCACGCCCGGCGATGGGTTGGCTACCGTCGAGTGTCGGCTCAACCAAACCGGCACTGCGGGATACGGGGCTTTTCTGTTTGATGA